TGTAGTTGATGGCAAGCGTCTTTATTGTATGAAATCAAATGATATTGTAATTAAATATGAACGTCAAGGAAACGAAACAGAATATAATCCTAGCTGGGCACATAGCAGTTGAGGAACTTATTAAGGTAGCAAAAGAAGCTATAGTTGATTCTGATGATGATATATCAGCTGATAGATTAAAAAATGCTGCTGCAACTAAAAAATTAGCTATATTTGATGCTTTTGAAATACTAAATCGTATTAAAGAAGAAGAGGATATGTTAAACGATAAACCAAAAGAAGAAAAGAAAACTGAAGCTTTTGGAGGTTTTGCAGAAAGAAGATCTAAGTAATGTATAAGCAAACGTTATATAAAGTAATTGATCACATAAAACCACATGTAATAAAAAGATTGAATAAATCTAAAAAGTGGGATTATGGTTATAACAAAGAGCATGATGTTATTGTTATATCTAAAACAGGTCAGATTGGCGAAGTATATGAAATACAAAACTTAAAAATAGCATTACCAAAAGAAAACGAAGTTTTCACTGAAGCTGACAAGTGGCAAACCCACGAATACCCTAAAGCTTTAAAAAAAATTAAAACAATATTTGATTGGAAACAATATCCAGATGATTTTAAAGAAAAATGGTATGCATATATTGATAGAGAATTTGCCAGGCGCCACGAAGGTTATTGGTTTAATAGCAAGGGTAAAGCTACTTATATTACTGGTACTCATTACATGTACCTGCAGTGGTCCAAGATTGATGTTGGGCAAGCAGATTTTAGAGAAGCAAACAGATTATTCTATATATTCTGGGAAGCTTGCAAAGCAGATACACGCTGCTACGGAATGTGCTACCTCAAAAACAGACGGTCTGGTTTTTCATTCATGGCATCTGGCGAAACAGTCAACCTTGCCACTATCTCTAGTGATGCTAGATACGGTGTCCTTTCAAAATCAGGGGCTGATGCAAAGAAAATGTTTACCGATAAAATCGTACCCATTTCCGTCAATTACCCGTTTTTCTTCAAGCCAATTCAAGACGGTATGGATCGGCCAAAAACAGAACTTGCATACAGAGTTCCTGCTAGTAGATTTACAAGACGTAAACTAGATAGTAACGAGCAATTAGAAGAACTAGAAGGATTAGATACAACTATTGACTGGAAAAATACAGGAGATAACAGTTATGATGGTGAAAAATTAAAACTACTTGTACACGATGAATCTGGTAAGTGGGAAAAACCTGACAATATATTAAATAACTGGAGGGTTACAAAAACTTGTTTACGATTAGGTTCTAGAATTATAGGTAAGTGTATGATGGGTTCAACGTCAAATGCTTTAGACAAAGGAGGTAGAAATTATAAAAAATTATATGATGACTCAGACGTTACCAGAAGAAACCGCAACGGGCAGACTAGCTCGGGATTATATAGCTTGTTCATTCCTATGGAGTGGAATTACGAAGGATACATTGATTCTTATGGATTACCTGTCTTCGAGACACCGGAAGAACCTAAAAAAGGGCCAGATGGTTTCCCCATTGAAATCGGTGTTATCGAGCACTGGGAAAATGAAGTAGATGGTCTTAAGAACGATCCTGATGCGCTTAATGAATTATATAGACAGTTTCCACGTACAGAGAAACATGCGTTTAGAGATGAAACAAAACAATCACTATTTAATCTTACAAAGATCTATGAACAAATAGATTATAATGAAGATTTAAAACATTCTAATGTTGTTACACAGGGTAATTTTATGTGGGAAGGTGGGATTAAAGATACAAGCGTTCAGTTTGTTCCTAGTAAACAAGGTAGATTTATAGTATCTTGGGTTCCAGATGTTCAACAGCAAAATAGATTTATTATTAAAAATGGTATGAAGTATCCTGCTAATGAGCATATGGGTGCTTTTGGTTGTGACTCATATGATATATCGGGAACAGTAGATGGTAGAGGTTCTAAAGGTGCATTACACGGTTTAACTAAGTTTACTATGGATACTTGTCCACCTAACTTATTTTTTTTAGAATATATAGCTAGACCACAAACTGCTGAAACATTTTTTGAAGATGTGCTTATGGCTTTACATTTTTATGGTATGCCAATACTTGCTGAGAATAATAAACCTAGATTATTATATCATTTAAAAAGAAGAGGTTATAGAGGTTACTCTATGAACAGGCCAGATAAAACAGCATATAAATTATCTATAACGGAAAAAGAAATAGGTGGTATACCGAATTCAAGTGAAGACGTTAAACAAGCCCATGCTGCGGCTATTGAATCTTATATTGAAATGTTTGTAGGATATAACAATGAGCAGTACGGTACTATGTATTTTCAAAGAACATTAGAAGACTGGGCTGCATTTGATATAAATAAAAGAACAAAACATGATGCATCTATAAGCTCTGGCTTAGCTATCATGGCTTGCAATAAAAATAAATATAGACCTATACCTGAACATATAAAAGAAAAAGTAAGTTTAAGTTTTTCTAAATATGACAACAAGGGTTCAAAATCAAAAATAATTAATTAGATGATTAATACGAGTACTAATAGTTCCTTTCCGAGTCAGGTGGTACCTCTCGCGGAAAAGCTTAGTTGGGAATATGGTTTGCAAGTAGCGCAAGCTATTGAACATGAATGGTTTAGAGGTGGTAGAGTCAACGGCACAAGATGGCAAAAAGGATTTCAAAACTTCAATAGATTAAGATTATATGCTAGAGGTGAACAGCCTGTGCAAAAATATAAAGATGAGTTATCAATTAATGGTGATTTATCTTATTTAAACTTAGACTGGAAACCAGTACCTATTATACCTAAGTTTGTTGATATTGTTGTAAATGGTATATCATCTAAAAAATATGACATAAAAGCATACGCTCAAGATCCGTTTTCACAAAAACAAAGAACAAATTATGCCTCATCTATATTAAGAGATATGTTATCCAAGCCTTTACTTGATAGTATAAAACAAAATTTAGGTGTAGACGTTTACAATGTAGTTGATCCGGCTAATTTACCTCAGTCAAAAGAAGAGTTAGAAGTGCATATGCAATTAAACTATAAACAATCTGTAGAAATTGCTGAAGAAGAAGTTATTAATAATGTATTAGATTTTAACAAATACGAATTAATTAACAAAAGAGTTATAGAAGATATAGTTACAGTTGGTATTGGAGCTGTAAAAACTAGTTTTAATAAAGCTGAAGGTGTTACAATAGATTATGTAAATCCTTCTAATTTAGTTTATTCATATACTAATGATCCTAATTTTCAGGATTTATATTATGTAGGCGAAATTAAATCAATTACAATACCTGAGCTAAAAAAAGAATTTCCTCAATTAACTAATGAAGAGCTTGCTACGATTCAAAAATACCCTGGCAGAGAAGGTTATATGCGTAATCGTAACAATGATAACGACTTAGTACAAGTGGTATACTTTGAATATAAGTCTTACATGGATCAAGTCTTTAAAGTTAAAAACACAGATAATGGTTTAGAAAAAGTATTAGAAAAACCTGATACATTTAACCCGCCACAAAGCGATAACTTTGACAGAGTGTCTAGAACAATAGAAGTTTTATTTACAGGTGCTAAGGTTATGGGTGTTGAACAAATGCTTAAATGGGAAATGTCAGAAAACATGACAAGACCTAAAAGTGATTTAACCAAGGTTAATATGAACTACAACATTGTAGCACCTCATATGTATCAAGGCCGTGTAGATTCACTTGTAGGGCGTATAACTGGTTTTGCTGATATGATACAGCTTACATCACTTAAATTGCAACAGGTGATTGCTAGAATGGTTCCAGACGGTGTGTTTGTAGATGTTGATGGTTTGTCTGAAGTTGATTTAGGTAATGGAACTAATTATAATCCACAAGAAGCATTAAACATGTACTTTCAAACTGGTAGTATAGTTGGTAGATCGCTAACACAAGATGGTGATCCTAACAGAGGTAAAGTGCCAATACAAGAATTACAAACGTCTAGCGCTAACGGTAAAATACAATCATTAATAAATACTTATCAGTATTATTTACAAATGATAAGAGATGTAACGGGATTAAACGAAGCTAGAGATGGTAGCTTACCAGATAAGGACTCATTAGTCGGTTTACAAAAAATGGCTGCCAACGCTTCAAACATAGCTACTAAGCATATTTTAAATGGCAGTTTGTATTTAACTCTTAGAACTTGTGAAAACATATCACTAAGAATAGCGGACATGCTTGATTTTGATTTGACTAATAGTGCTTTAAAGTCTAGTATAGGTAAGTTTAATGTTGCTACCCTACATGAAGTGGACGATTTACATCTTTATGATTTTGGTATATACATGGAGTTAGAACCTGAAGAAGAAGAAAAGGCGATGTTAGAGCAAAACATACAAATGGCTTTGCAACAAAATCAAATATACCTTGAAGATGCTATTGATATTAGAGAAATAAGAAATCTAACTTTAGCAAATCAAGTTTTAAAATACAAAAGAGTCAAAAAGCAACAAGCTGATCAACAAGCTCAAATGGCTAATATTGCTGCACAAGCAGATTCAAACGCAGAAGCTTCTGAAAGATCTGCAATGAATGATGTGCAAAAAGCAGAGGCTTTAGCACAAACAGAAACACAAATAGAACAATCAAAATCTCAGTTTGAAATACAAAGAATGCAAGCTGAAAATCAACTTAAACTTCAGTTGATGGCTCAAGAATTTGAGTATAACATTAAACTAAAAGAAATGGATGTAGCTAACACATCTCAAAAAGAAGCACAAATAGAAGATCGTAAAGATAAGCGAACTAAAATTCAAGCTTCACAACAGTCTCAAATGATTAGTCAAAGACAAAACGATTCTGCTCCAACAGACTTTGAAGCAGAAGATTCATTACAACTACCATTATTATCGTAGTTATTTATTAATTTTTATATTATTTTATTATGTCAGAAACAAAAGAAAAAGCTGGAAAGCTTAAGGTGAAAGCTAAAATTCTTAAACCTAAAAATTTATCAAATAGTGATGAACCTATAAAAATAGATTTATCAAAACCTAAAACAGAAGAACAAGATGCCATTCAAGTCGGAGAAACAAAGGAAATACCTGTGGTTGAAACATCCGGAGATAGCGAGAAAGTGGGAGAACAAGTACAAGAGCCCAGTCCGATTGCTGAAGTTCAAGAAGAAAAACCTGTAATTGAAGAGGTTAAAGAAGAAGAAGATGAGGTTATTTCAATAGGTGAAAAAATGGAACCACAAGC